TAGGTAGAAATACTTAAAAAACCCTACAGACAAAAAAATACCCCCGATTTTTTCGGGGGTTTTGCTTGTTCAGAAAGTTGAATAATATATCAACATCTATACCAACGTAACTCAGACCACCTTTTCATGTAGCCTCGTTGGTAATACTCATCACCGTTGGATAACCAAGACCAATGTCCTGGTACCCACTTTTCATAATCTACTACTCTTTCACACTTCCTGTATCGAGGTCCATAATGTGGGTGGCGATGACCGTGGTCGTACCTCCAATCTCTCCAGTGAGGTGATCCATGGGAATGTCCATGGTGGTAGGAATCCGCAAATGGCTCCCAAAACTCTTTCCAGGTCAACGCTTCTGCCTTTGCAGGAACTGCTAGTGGGAGTAATAGGAGCAAAAATGCGAATCTTTTCATTAGTCTTCGTTGGCTAGGGATGCAAAATAGCTGAGATCTGGTGATTCACCTGCCTCTTCTATTTCTTCTATCTTAGCACCAAAGCCTGCGGTTTTGGTGGGAGTAGGGTCCGCTTTAACAACTGGACTAGCTAGAGGCACTAAATCCTCTTCTTCTTCGTTTGTTTGCACTACAGGTCTTGCTGACTTGTTAAGTACTAAATTCAAACGTGCTGATAACTCCTCATAACTCTTGAAGTTCTTAAGGTCAGTAAACTCTTTAAGAGAATGCTGAGACTTCCAGACATCTTCAAGTGACTTATCATCTAAGTCTGCTAACACAGAGGGTGAGTCAAACTCACTCTTATCATAGTTCCAGTATCCACCAATGGTCTGGATCTTGATCTTAAAGTTAGCACCCTTCCATAGATCGAAAGGATTGATTGGACTTTCATCCTCAAATTGAGGTTGCATCGCTGACGCAATCTTGTCATGTATTTTCTTACCATACTTATATAAGAATACTTTACCTTCATTTTCTGGATGAAGTTGATCCTTAACAACATAGATGTTACTATAATAAGAAAGCTTACGCTTTTGCTTACGTGCAGTATCTTTGTCTGCATCTAGTCCACTATTCCATAGTGTCCTATTCAATTCACCTACAGGATCCTTTTGGTTAAGTGTAGTAAGAGAATTCTCTATGTACCAACCACCTGGTCCTTGAAATGCATGACTCCAAACCTGTGCCCAAGGAAGATCTTCTCCGTCTGGCTCTGGTAAGAAACGAATAACGGCATAACCGTTACCACTCTTATCTACCTCTGGTTTCCAGAGTCTTTCATCTGGTCCTCTACCCTGAGGTTTGGACATATTTTCAATCTGTTGTGTAAGCTTTGAAAACTTACCAGACTTACTCTTTAGATTTGCAAATGACATTCGTGTTTGTCTCCGAATTTGTATTGTGATATTGCTACTGGATTATAGTAGCATAGTTATTTAGCAGTGTCAACACCCTCTTCTCTGAGTTGACTCCTCCACTCACGAAGCTTAGTTTCCATCTGGTCTAACACCATAGTAAGGTTGAGACCACCACTGTACTCAGTGGACATCATCTCTATCCTACTCTTGATTTCCTTTGCAGAGTCATCATCTTGTAACTCATTAGCCGCCAACTGTAGACGTGCATAAAATACCTTCTGCTTTGCTACCAATTCTAAAGTCTTCTCTATATGATCTAGTCTTTCCTTAGGTGAGAAGTCTTTCAAACCAGCAGACATCTGCAAGAGCTCAGTATAACACTGCTGTATCTGCTCTAGTTCAGACTGCACTACCTCCGATTGCATGAAATCTGTCATAAGTTTAACACTCCTCTACTAGTTCTCTTGATGTAATTTAATTGTTGTGCATCCCACTTGATTTTATCTTTAAGTGGTTTAGATATTAATTTCCCGACTGTCTCTACTTCTATCTCAAACTCTTCACATACTGAAGCGACTGCCTCAATATAGTTAATAAGACCTTGACTATCTTTGACTCTCTGCTCTACTAGAGTGACAAATTTACCCTGAGTCATGAATTTCTCTTCAATCTCTTTCATTGTATAACATTTACATTTAAGTGGGACACACCAGAAGAGTTAATAAGTCCTGTTGGGAACCAATTAGCTGCTATGGTTATTCTATCACACTCTGACTCATTTGGGGTAGCCCTGTGTCTGATAGTAGGTGGGAAAACAATAAACCTACCAGGTACAGTAGGTTCTTCATGGGTTAGATTAAATTTATCTTCCCAGTCCTTAGAATTGAAAGGCCATATGTTGGTCTTATCATAGTAAGGGTTAGGATGGATCCATTTTGTAACACCTGTATCCCCTGAGGCATAGTAGTTACTACTAAGGAAACAATTAGAATGGGTGTGGTCATAGAACCAGTCACCTTTCTTATTTAGATTTGCCCATGCAGCATTACATACCAATTTATTCGGGATACCCATCCGATCTTCAACTTCGGCCATGCAGTCTTGCATCCAGTCGAAAAGATAACGTAGGGGCTCGTGATTGTAAAGGTCACTTCCACCTTCACCTTCAATCTTGACACCCTCCCAAATTTGATTGGTGTCATTCTCTCTCCAAGGGAGTGCTTGGAGTATCTTAAAGATCTCCTCCACCTTATCCCTCCTAGAGTAGCCCATGTCAAACCTATAGAAAGGTATACCTAATACCTCACGAAACATATAGTTATCTTGAGGTCCACTCATGCTACTGCTTTCTCATTATGATAGTCTCTTATCCAATCGATAAGTGTATCGATATAAGGTATCTTATCATATTTCTGAGCAACTTGCATGCTTCCGTCTTCAGCAACAGATAATGTTACAAGTTTCTCTACCTCAACACCAGTCAATTCATAATACATGTAAGCATATGCTGCCTCTTGCACAAAGAATTTCTCTAGGTGTTCTTCCTTCTTAAGATTCTTGGTGGTCTTGAAGTCAATTATAGCAAGCTCGTTATCAAACTCAGCAATACAATCAACACGCCCAGCAACACCGAGAGTCCTACTAAAAAGAGGGGCCTCAATAGCGTGAATATTACTAATACGATCAAGAGTCTCACGAGCAGACCTAAAAAGGTATGTGGGAAGACCCTCGCTCTTCTCAACTTCTTCCAATTCATTTTTGAGATACTTCTCCACTAGGTTATGGTACTGAGTGCCTCGCCATGCTGCTGCACGTCTGACCTTCTCTGCTTCAGCGAATCCAACTCGCTTCTGCCACTCTAGTATACCATGCTTACTCTGATTGCCAACCACTGTAGTGATACTAGGCATCCATTGGTCATCAATCTTATAGAAGCGACCAGTCTCCAACGTCCTACTTGTTACCTCCTCAAGAGGCTTAGCAGGACCAACATAATTAAACATTAAGCAAAACCCATTTCATGTTTACAGATGAGGTAGTCTCTAATGAAACCAGACCTCACGATATCATTGATACCGAACTCAACACAGGAGAATGAATCCATTGCCTGTGTGATCTTCATAAAGTCTAGCACACCAGTCCTCTCATTAGACTTAACTAAGTCAGACTGTGTGTAATCTCCAGAGAATATGATCCTACTATCCTGACCAACACGAGTGACAATACTGTCTAACTCATGGAAGTTTAGGTTAGAGAACTCATCTACTATTATAATAGCTCTGTCAAGTGTTATGCCACGCAAGAAAGAAGTAGACCAAAAATCTATTGATCCTTGGTTTCTTAGGTTGTCATACAATATTTTAAATGCTCCCTCATCAGGCATGTTAAACATATATCGTACCATATTTCTATATGGTGTCTGATATAGATTAGACTTGTCTTCCTCATCACCTGGTAGGAATCCGATCTCTCTTGTAGGAACGAGAGACCTAACAATATATACTCTATCATATGGTGAGGTAGGTTCCAATACTGCCTGTAATGCTAGGTAGAGACTGATAAATGTCTTACCAGTACCAGCAGCACCATGCAATACTAAATTCTGGCCATTCTTGAACGCATCAAAGATATCTTCTTGACTAGGTGTCAAAGGTTCGATGACCCTGAGATGCTCAAGGTTGATGGGTGGCTTCCTCTTCATTGCTCTTGACACGGTACCGTTCCCGTTTCCGTTACCATTCTTCTTTTTCTTTACTGGCATAATTAAGTAAACCTCGAAAGGTTAGCACGTGGGTGTTTCTCTTGGACTTTACTCATTACCTCTTTAAATCCATCTGATTGTTTCGGATCTCCGTATGTTATCCCACCAGTCCCTTGGGACCAGTCTTTATCCCAGTCGGGATTGTCCTTCCTCCACTGATCGTAAGAGGACATAGACATGGAGAGTTCTTTAGTCTCTCCTGTAGTTTTATTTATGACAGGATATGTTGGCATTAGTCTATTCGTAAGCAAGGTTGTATGTCATCCCACCCATCGTAGCGACAGTCACAGTCTTTATCTACATCAGGACACCATCCTAATGCTTTAGATGTGATGGGGAAGTTACAGATGAAGTGGTCACGGCATAGGTTTGCTATGTCCATGTGCTCCTTCTGTGTGCCATTAGCAGTGCGTAATTGTATGTAATGCATCCATGATCTCACAGAACCAGACATATAGATACGAGTAGGAGTAGCCAAGGGGAGCACAAATCTCGCACACTCTTTCGCAACCCCGCTAGAAAGTAAGTCATTGTAGAGGGCTTGTCCTTCATCGAAGTACTGTTTAATTCGGCCTTGTAAAAAGGCTCGCTCGGTTTCTGGGATATCATCGATACTATTCTGTCTGTTTTTGGTGTCTTGTCTCCTCAATTCAGGTATCTCTGGTGGATCAAGGAGGTTAGTGTCAGCATATCTCTGACTAAACTCTTGGAATGTGAAGCTACGATGCCTTAGTATCTGTGCTGCAATACCACGAGTAGTTTCTATCTGCAAGGTCATGTGTGCTTGCTCAAAGATAGACCAGTGTCCATGCTTAATACAATACTTTAACAACCCCTCTACTTTAGGGTTGTCTTGATTGTTTGGATTGGATACTCTTGCGATGTATCCTATAGTTTTTTCAGCGTCAGGTGTTACCGTGACGAGACATACTTTAGTCATTCCAGTGTCTGATTACTCCGCTAACAATAAAAAAATTAGTGATGAGATAAGTAAGAAAGATAAAAGATCGAACAAGGACAATAAGATTATCATACCTCTGCGTCTTCTCATCAGCGAAACTACCCAACGCATACTTCCATACCCTCCATAACTTAGTCATTCTTTCTCAAAAGAATACGAGACACTACATAGAGTCCCATTGCTGACCAGTAACCTATGGTTGCCAGTCCAAATATACCTGGTATGCATGCATTCCATACTAGCATAAGAATCAAAGGTGATCCAAATAAATTAGCAGTTGCTGTTACTATTTGCTTACCAAGCTCCTGATTCTTTTCATCCTCTGTCATTTCCTCTACAGGTTTAGATGCCTTACGAGGGTCAAAATATACTGTCATTGTATTATATCCTCCAACTTAAACAGAGATACAAACTCTATCTTATTATGATCCCAGATCTCATGGTCATCCATACGATCTACAATAGCAACCACTCTATTAACAGTGTAACCGTAACCACGTAAGACATTGACTGCCTTCATAGCACTACCACCAGTAGTAGTTACATCCTCTAGGACAGTTACAACTGATCCTTGGGGTGGTTTATTACCCTCAATGACCTCCTTGGTACCATATCCTTTAGGATTCTTCCTAACAATAAGAGCATCAATGTGCCCTCCTCGATAGAATGCCCTCTGTGCAACACCAACAACTAATGGGTCACCACCTAGGGTAAGACCACCAACTGCTACTGACTTAGGATCTAACTTCTTTACCATCAACGTTGATAGGAGTGCGTTACCTTCACATGATAATGTTACAGGTTTGCAATTAATATAATGCTCTGACTCCTTGCCAGATGATAATGTATACTGACCCTTCTTATATGCTCTCTCCTTTAATAGTTTGAGCAGTGTTGCTTTGTGTATACTATCTGTCATTTCTTCCTCTTAGACTTAGGTTTAATAGGATTCAAAGGATTGTTGAAGGTTGCTGGTTGTCTACTGCCCTTAGTGTATGACATCTTCTGCATCACATTACCAAACAGATCATAGTATGTGTCAAAGATACCAACTGATTCACCCATGACTATATCAAACCATGTTTCACCAT